CAATTGCATTGGCTGATGTTGCTCAAGATATTGCCAACCCAGAGAATTTTGATTTTTCCTCTGGTACCGAACTTGAAAGAGTAGGATTTGCCAATGGCGAATACTTAGTCGATATCGATGAAAACACGCAAAATATTCTGGATGATCGGGGGTACATATTCCTTCGAACATTCGTAGGTCTAGCAGGGTCATTTGCCAATTCATCAAGAACGGCAACGACTTTAACGAGCGACTACGCCTTTATCGAATCCAATCGAACCATTGATAAAGCGATTCGTAATCTGTACGCTACATACACTCCAAAGCTATCAGCGAAGGTATTGCTGACTGCTGCGGGAACGATCCGAGATACCGATCTAGCATATTGGGAAAGCATCGGTGATGTTTCACTTGATCAGATGATCAGGGATGAAGAACTGTCAGCTAAAAAGATTTCAATCGATCCAGATCAGCCGATACTATCAACCTCAACATTAACAATCAGCGTGAAGTTGGTTTCAGTCGCTCTTGCAAAAGAGATTGATGTGAATATCGGCTACGCATTAAGCATATAACAAAATGGTAGTTCTCAAAAATGGAATCAACTATTCATGGGGCGATATTCAAATCGTTTTATTCGGCAAAGTAATCACCGGAATCACTCAGATCAATTATTCATCTGATCAGGCCAAAGAAAACAACTACGGAAATGGCGAAGAACCGATTTCCAGAGGTTATGGGAATGTTGAATATGAGGCAAGCATGGAATTGTATGCTGATGAATGGAGATCGATCAAGGCATCGGCATTGGCTCTCAAATTAGAACCAAGGCAATTGACTCCTTTCGAAATCATTGTGGTATATGGAAATTCCAGAACTTCAAGATTGGGAACTGACGTTCTCCAAGCAGTTGAGTTCAAGAATGATCCATTCTCTGCGAGTCAGGGAGATACCAAAATGCTCGTCACAGTTAATCTTATCATTGCAGGAATCAAATCCGTAGAAATATAGCATCATGATCATAAAGGCCAATACCCCGATTGAGGCACTTGAATTAGTTACCAAGGCAGCAGAGAAGCAATCAGCAGAGATTGAAACCGAACTCAAATGTGAAGTTTACTACTACGTATTTTTAATTGATTTCGTTGAGAAAGAAAAGAAGATTGATTTCGATTACGGAATCGCTTTCATGAGGAAACCAAATCGAGCAGCATTACTTGATGCGATGGATTTGATCTACTCGATGCGATCCACGAAAGCCGCCCACAATCTCTGGATAGCAAATCGCCTTACTCAGTACACAGATCAGCGGATCGAAGATGATGATATCTTGTATCTGGGATTGATGGATGATGTGGTCGATGGAGTGAAGATGCAAGGAAGTGCGGTAAAAAAAAATTAAACGAATTAGCCGTAAGGCTCGAACCAACGGTGAATAGCGGATACGGGCGAACAAATGCTCTTATCCGCTATTTTTTTGGAGTTGATCCGGAGGGATTGAATGATCATGATTTCGTCAAGCGACAATTGGAGGTTCGAGAGGTAGCAAAGGCATTAGGATGGACAGTTGAATAAGTAGAAATTATGAGCCAGTACAAAGCCGAATATGTGATCAGTCTGAAAGACCTTTATACGAAGGTTGTTACGAAGATGGATACAGCCACCGAGAAACTTGAGCATGGAGTTGAGCGAGTGGATGCGAAGTCTGACAAGATGGGAAAGACGATGAAGCGAGTTGGTGGAATGATTGTAGCAGCATTCTCCGTAGCCGCAATCAAGAACTTTGTTCAGCATACCGAAGAAGCATACTTATCGATGGAAAGGATCGAGATTCAGATGCGATCAGCAACGGGATCGACTTTGCTCGGTGCTCAAGCCTTTCGAGAAGCAAAAGAGGTAGCGAATGAATTGGGACTTGATCTCCAATCAACGGCATCTGGGTACGCCAAATTGTTAGCAGCCTTAAGGGGTACTAATATGGAGGGCAAGAAGGTGAAGGAAATATTCGAAGGAATATCCGTTGCCTCTGGGGTGATGCGATTATCAGCCGAACAGAATGAAGGAGCGATGCGAGCCATCGAGCAGATCATGTCAAAGGGTACTGTTCAAGCGGAGGAACTTCGTGGACAATTGGGTGAGCGAATACCTGGGGCATTCCAGATCGCAGCGAGAGCGATGGAAATGAGCACTTCTGAACTTAACAAATTCATGGCAGATGGTAAACTTCTTTCGGAGGATTTCCTGCCAAAGTTAGGGGCGCAGATGACGAAAGAATTCGGTCAGGATATTCCTGCGATCATGAATCTATCATCAACCTCAATCACAAGACAGAAGAATGAAATGTTCGAATTGGAGGCCGCAATCGGTGAAAAGGTTATTCCGGTAACTCTGGCATTTCGTAGAGCGATGATTGCCTCTCTAAAGGTGATCGAGAAGTTGATCAACTTTTACAATGATCATTCGGCAGGGATCAAGGTCGTTGCTATTGCTATTGGAGTTCTCACTGCTTCCTACTATGCCAATCAATTCCAAGTAGGGAAATTGGTCCAGGCCGTTCGATTATTGAATGCGGCTATGTTCGTTAATCCTTGGGTTATCGCAGCAGCCGCAGTAGCCGTTCTAGGAGTCGCAATTTATAAGTTGACCAGATCATACGATGATCTTTCATCAAAGGCAGCAATCAACTCAGAGATCACCCAGAGCGTTCATGAAAAGACAATCGATCAGAGGGTAGAACTTGAGAAGTTAGTTCAGACATTGAAAGGAGCAGAGGAAGGATCAGAACTATACAATGGAGCGCTTCGGCAGCTTGAAGCAATGCAACCAGGGATCATCGAGAATTACAATCTGGAGGAAAAGAGTTTACGATCCATCGAGGAAGCACAGAAGTCTCTGATCAAGGTGATCGAGGACAATGCTCGCAGGGAAGCAACTGCCGAATTATACAAGCAGACAGTTCGCGACAGAATCATGCTGCAACAGAAAGCGATTGAAACGGGAAAGCAATCAGCAGGGGCAGAATTCATGCAAGGATTCTACGATTACTCAAATACTGAATCACAACTGAAAAAGAGGATCGCAGCCCAAAAGATCAGAGAGGCAAGATTGCTCAAAAAGGTAGGGGAAGATTCATTGAATCCAATTGCTGATCGATTGGCCTTGAGTGGGGGCGCTGATGATCCTCTCGGTGATGGATCGGCAGCATCTGATTCAATTGGAGCAGCATCATCGAAATCATCATCGGTTCAAGCGAAGCAGCCGCAGAACATTTACATTAATATCGATACGCTCGGGCAGATCGAGTTAAATACAACCACTATATCAGAGGGGGCAGATCAGATCAAGCAGCGAATTCATGAGGCTTTGATCGCAGCCGTCAACGATGTTCAATTAGCAAGATAATGGCAGAGAAATATACACCAGAGAAAGCGAGTTTGTTGGATTGGGCGGTGAATGGAATTCAAGTCTTTGAATACGTTCCCGGTATGGGGTCCTCGATCTTGATTCATAAAGGAATCGAGAAGCTAAAAAAGGGAACTGATGGGTATCTGATTTCTGATACGGGAATCGTCCGAACTGCTCCATTGACAAGCGCATTGAATACTCCCGTTTTATCTCCCTTGAAGTTTCGGGATAAAGTCTCTTATACGAGATTCGTGAATGGGAAAGAGCAGAACAATGTTCTGGATTATTTCCCCCAGATCGATACAGCACTATTTCAGATCAGGCAGCGAAAGAATATAGTCAGGACCTCGATTCAAGGACTTGATGGAGGGGGATCAGTCAGCGAGTATATCAATGACAATGATTTTAGGATCAGCATCATGGGCGGCATCTATGGGAAGAATGGAGAGTACCCAACTCGTGAGGTTGAAATATTGCGAGAGTATTTGAAAGCGCCCGTTCCTTTGAATATCGAATCCGAGTTTTTGAATCTCTGGGAAATCTTTGAAGTGATCGTAACCGATTACTCACTCCCCCAGAGGAAAGGCCGACAATCGGAACAAATGTTCGAGATCAATTGTACATCATCAGTTTCTCCCATCTTGATCATATGATACGCCCGAACACCATCATAACAATCACCCAGAGGATGAAGGGGAGATCAGAAGTGATCAGGATTCCATTCGTCCATTCTTTCGAATCTACAAGTTCAGTTGATGATCTAACGGATACGGCTGAAATCGTTCTGCCTCGAAATGCTTTTATTTGGAAAGGGAATGAGCGGGTTACTTGGCTTGATAAGGATTTGACTACTTCTGATTCACCAATCATGATGCGAGGGGATCATGTCAAAGTAGAATGGATCACGTTCTACCACAAGCACACTTCTGAGCATCGAGTTACCGATGTAGTATTCGAGGGATACATCACAGAGATCAGCCCAGAACGCCCCGTAGTATTGAGGTGCGAAGATGAAATGTTCATCCTCAAACAAACGAATGTTGATAACAAGGTTTGGAAAGGCGATAAGTATTCCCTTGAATCCATGCTCAAAGAAATGCTCAAGGGAACGGATATCACTCTGGAAACTGAATCAACTTCCTCCACCATTGGAGATATCACTACCAAGAATTCGACCGTGGCGATGGTATTGGCTCAATTGAAAAAGGACTATCACTACACTTCTTATATGAAGGGGAAGATCCTTCGATCAGGAATCTTTCGCTACTATCCGAATCGGGCAGAAGTGAATTTCGATTTCACCAAAAATATTGCTCGATCATCATTGAAGTATCAACGGGCTGATGATCTCTCTTTTCGATTGACTGCCTATTCGATTGAGGAATTCGAGATCAGTACCAAAACAGCGGCCGGTAAGAATCGAAAGAAGAAATCAAGACTCTCCACCGAAATCGGGGATTCGTTCGGGGATCATCGAACGGCCTACTTTCCGAAAGTGAAGAATCTGAAAGATTTGGAAGCGAAAGCGAATGCTTTCTTCAAGCGATTGAAGTACGA